GCCTTCGCTCGGCGAGCTTCGGGTGACGACACCCAGCGGAATCTTTGAAAGGGCGTGATCTGGCCTGATTAAGCCTGATTGCCTCTGAAACCAGGGCGGCGGGCGGTTGATTTCAAACATTCCGCCGCAGAGGTCGGCCACCTCCTTAGCGAAATGAATGAAATGGCTACCTTGTGGCGGTCGCGGCGCCGTTGGCGGCGATCGCCAGGAGCGCCTCCTCCATCACCCGGGCGGCCTTGGAGGGGTCGAAGTGCTCGGCACAGTAGGTGGCGACATCCCGGACCGCCTCCTCGGGGCTGACGGAATCGAGGATGATCCGGGCGATGGGCGCCAGCTCGCCGGTAAAGGCCCGAGCCAGATCGGCCCGGGATGCTTCGGAGATGGTGTCGATCGCGGCCACGCCTTTTTTGCGGGCATTAAGGGTCGCAGCGGCCGAAAAGGGTGTGATGCCGCCGAGGCCAGGCATGGCGGCCGGCCGGCTGGCGCGCTGCACGGGGATGCCCAAGCGCTCGCCGATCACGGGAATGCCCTCGTCGGCGATCTCCAGGCCAGCGCCGGCGATGGAGGTAAGGGTCTGGGCCATGGCGGCCTGCTCGGTCGCGGAGATGGCGCCCCAGACCAAGGTCGGGGGGCGGCCAGGGATGCCGTTGATCTGCAGGAACTGCTTGATCAACTGGGTGCGGAGGCAGGCGCCAAGGCGCCGGGCATCACTCTGCCGCTTGTCCTGGCGCTTTTCGCCCTGCGCGGCGCTGGTGCCGCTGTTCATACCGGTGGCCTGGGCGTCCGAGCTCAGGGTTTCACCGAGGATCAGCTTGGACTTCTCGCGGTTGCAGAGCTCGACGAAGACCTGGTAGGCCTGCCCCGAGTCGGACGCGGCGGCCTGCTTGATTTCGACATCGGTCTCTTTGCTGACGACGATGGCGCCGAGCTTGGTGCAAAGAGCAAAGGCCCGCTCCATGATCGTGCGGGAGTCGTCGTCGGCCTGGTCATACTTGCCGACCAAGAACGGCGCGCCGTAGCGGTCGAGGAAGCGGGCCCACCAATCGCGGCCCATCGCCGAGAGGAGCCACCAAAAGACGATCGAGCGCATGGGACCGCCCCAGTTGTCGGGCACCGCCGAGAGAAGGTGGCCGCGGTGGATGATGTAGCGCGTTTCCTCGGGGTCGAGGCGGGTGGCATTTGGCCGGCCCAGGGTGTCGGTCTCCTTCAACTGCAGGCGGCCGTCCATGTAGGTCAACAGTTGCTGAGGCACGATCGTGAGGCTGCCCAATTGGTAGCGCAGCCCGGGCACGAGACTCGGCTTGAAGGTCTTTTCGACCACCGCCACCGGCCAGAGCACGGCATCGAGGAGGTGGTTGCAGGCGACATCCCAGTCGTCGTGCTGGGTGAGCTCGAGCTTCACGAGCTCAGCGGCCCGAACGTCGTCGGCATTTTTCTTGTCGTAGGGCTGGACGCTCAGCGTGTCGCTGGTCACGGCCTCCTTCCGGTCGGCCAAACGGCCCTGGATGTGGGAGTCGCTGATGACGATTTCCATGTAGAGCTGGAACAGACGGTCGGTATTGCCAGACTCGGCGGCGCGGAGCATGTCGTGCACATCGTCAACGCTGAGGCTGGCGGCCATGGCGGTGTGGATCGTGCGGACATCGAAGATCGTGCGGCGGCGCACGGGGATGAGGGAGGCGAGATACTCGCGGACCTTTTTGGCGATTTGGATTTTCATGGGTGCGTCCTGGTGATGGTTCAGATGGCGCGGCGGCTGCGGGAGCGGCCGTAGCGGTTGGCGAAGGGGTTGAGCACTTTGCGCCGCGGCTTGGCCGCGGCGGCGTAGGTGCCCGTGGAGGCGGCGCGGGCCTCGGCCGGCCCGCCCTTGCCTTTGAGCGCGTGCAGGCTGGCGCCGTTGGAGTCGAAGGTGTCGCCGTGGCCGCCATCCTTGCCGATCTCCGCATCGAAGGTGCCGCGATCGCGCAGCACCAACCGCAGATCGACCTTGATGAACTCCGCGGGCGCGAGGGCGAAATAGCCTTCGTCGATCGTGTTGACGAACAAATTTCCGAGGTAGGCTTTGACCTTCATTTCCTCGGCCAGGTAGGTGATGTTTTCGCTTTCGATGACGAGTTCGACCGGCGCCTTGGTCGCGAGCTTTTTGCGCACGGCGACGGCAAAGTATCGCTCGTTGGTGGCGAGGATGCAGACCTTGCGCACCCGCAGGCCAATCCCGCGCAGGCCGCCGATGATCTGATCGAGCAGGCTGTGCGTCACATCGGGATCGGTCGATTTGTAGCGCACCGTCAGCCGCGGGTAATAAATCAGACCGACCTGCTGGGTGACGGTGATGGATGACGGGTTGCTCTTCTTTTTTGTCGTGGTCGCCGGGTCGAGGCCGATGCCAATGCGCGGCGAGTTCCGATCGAACAAGTCGATCCATCCGTCCGGGAGAATGTCGGCAACGCGGATGCTCATGGGTGAAATTTTGCCGGCTGGCCGCTCCTAGGTAAGGGCCTTGCTATGTTTTGTGCGCCGGCGGCACCGAGGCCTACTGGCCGATTGGTATCGAGCCGCGCGGCTGTGCGCACGGCGGCGAGGAAATCCGACAGACTCCACTTCACCGCGGCTTTGCCGAAGATCTGGCGGCGGTAGCGGTAGGCCAGGCTGGCGGCGGCATTCATGCCGCGCGGGGTGAGTTTGGAGCGGTCGGTCTGGGCGAAGCGTTTGGCGAAGGTGGCCGGCGGAAAATTGCAGCGCTGATAGCGCGGCCAGAGCCAGTCGATCTCGGCGGCCGTGAGCGGGCACGGTGGCACCACGTCGAGATCGTAGTCGGTGATGACGGCAGCGCCAGGCATCCGGCGGCCCACCGTCGCGCTGTTCAGCATCTGGCGCTCCGCCAGCCATTGATCCATCTCGGCGCAAAGGGTCATGCGCCCTCCTTTCCGGCCATCGCGAGGGCGCGGTTGAGCGGCTGGCCGCAGAGGTCGATGTGCTGACCTTCCGCGCCGTCGCGTTCGACCTTGATCACCCGGACACCGAGCTTGCGGGCAGTGGAGACCAGACGGGCGCGGTCCTGGTCAAAGAGGTGTGCGATCTGGGCACGGCCTTTGAAACAGCCAGGCGTGTCGCGCCGCAGGTAGGCGAAGGCGCCCGACATCAGGTGCAGGGCCTGCCCGCCGGCCGCAGCGTGGGCGAAAGCGGCCTGAAGTTCGCGTTGCTGGAAGATCTTCACAGGACCACCTCCTCGGTCACGTTGATGGCCAGGCACTGGCCTTTGCCCTGCTCCATCGCGCGCGCGATGGAGGCCAGGGAGACGGCGGCGGTGCCACCCGTGAGGAACTTGAGCCCGTAGTTGCGATCCCAGGCGCTCTTGTCGAAGGCGAGTGCACGGTGTTCGTCGGGCGTGATCGGCTTGCCCGTCTTCGGGTGGTAGAGCACGACGCCGGCGTCGTGGGCATCCCAGGCATCGACGCGATGCACCGGCACGCCATCGGCCGCCTCATACCAGTTGCCGCGCGGGTTGACGGGGAACTCGCTGCCGGCCGGCGGCGCGAGCAGCTCCATCGAGTAGTGCTTGTCGTCGGGCGGCGGCGTGGTGGCTTCCCACCAGCAGAATCGCGGGTTGCTGTCGATGAACGGGCCGACCGCTTCGCGGATCGCCTGATAATCCGGCATGCGGCTGATTTCGTCGCCGACGATGTGGCCGGTCCAGCCCACGGCGGTGTCGGGATTGGGGGCGATGACGCGCGAGCGGGAGCACAAGGTGTTGGAGTGCCAGAGCCGGGTTTCGAGCCGGCTCTTCTCGAAGAGCTCGCACACATCGTCAAAGCCCAGGCCATCGGCGTTGCTGGTGAGCTTGAGCTGGCTGGCCTCGGCCGACTGCTTGAGACTGGCCAGCATCTCGGACCAGATCTTCGCCTCCTTGACGACGATCTCGGTGCCGAGCACGACGCTGGCGGAGATGAACGTGACGAGATCGCCCGGCACGGCCATCATCCAGTCGAGGGACTTGGCGGCGAGGGTCGTGCTTTTGCGCTTCTGGCGCGACCACGACATGCGCTGCTGCCGGTGGCCGGAGTGAAAGGCTGTGTGCTGGTAGGCGGCGAACCGCAGCGAGAGCGGCCGGAGGTCCTCGGGTTTTTCCTGTCGTGCCATGGCTTAGCCCCCTTCGGCATCGGCGGCCGGCTTCGGGAAGAAGTGCAGCCGCAGTTGCTCCATTTTGACTTCCCTGGTCCCGCGGCCTTCGGCGATCTCGCGGGTCTTTTTGTCGGCGTAGAATTTGAGGAACAGCTCGCAGGTCTTCACCTCGTGCTTTTCGCGCTCGAGCTTGAGCTTGGCTTCGGCCTGCTCGGCGCGCTGCTTGTTGATCTCCACCATGTCGCGCCCGGCCTCGGCCTTGATGCGGTCGGCCTGGCTCTTTTCGAGGCGGGCGAGCACATCGACCAGTGCGATGTAGGTCGCAGGCTTTTCCTTGAGCAGGGTTTTTTGCTCCTCGACATCGAGCGACTCGAAGATCTCCAGGAGCTGGCCGCCAACGATGGCGACATTGCCGGCGTAGGCCTGGCCGTGCTCGGCCAGCTTCACGGCGTAACCGCTGAGCTGCTTGGTGCGCTCGATCTGCTCGAGGCGGCGTTTGAAGTCCAGGTAGCCGCCCTGCCGCCACTCGGTGAGATTTTGGGCGCTGACGGGCTCTTCGTTGAAATGCTCGTCCAGGACCTTGAGCACGGCCTCCTGGCTGTTGAGCCACTTGAGGATGGTGGGGCCGGACTGGCCGTCGAGCAGCCGGCGGTTGACCTCCTCGCGGATGTGGAGGGGGCAGCGGGCGATTTTCCCGCGACGGGTGGTTTCGGGCGCGGGCATATCAGCGGTGGACGATCTGCCGCAGTTCCTCGCGCCGGGCCCGCCGGGCCGCGCGGCGCTCACGCATGGCGTCGATGCGGTCCATCGCCTGCGCGTAGCAGGAGGCGAGCACACAGAGCAGCACCATCAGCACGGTGCCGGCGCAGACGACGATGAACGTGAGCGCGAAGGGCTTCAATTTTCGACGGGCCGCCGGCGCACGATTTTGATGGGCTCGCTGAGCTGCGGATTGTTGTGCGTGAGCGTGGAGCGGTCGCCGTCGCGCACATACTTCGTGGAAGTCACGCGGCCGGGGATGTGGGCTTCTTCGATGCCGAGCCTGTCGAGCTCGACGAGGAGGGTGTTGAGCTGGCCGACCTTTTTGGTGGCGATCTGGCAGCCCGAGGTGACGGCGACGAGCGCCGCGAGGAGGATGAGTTTGGCGATTTTCATGGGTTGTCGTGGTGGAGAATCTTTTCGACGGTGGCATCGAAGTGCGCGGGCTCGAACCAGGTGCTGTGCTTGAAGCCGGTGTAGGTCTCGACCTGCACGCGGCCGGGCTGCCTGGCCTGGAGCCACGACGGGTCGAGCCCCAGGGAGCCGTAGCCGAGGGGCCGGCCTTTGACCTTGATCCAGCCGAAGAGCCGCCGGGACAGGCGTCCCAGTTTCAGCGCGGGATCGCCCGGGGCCCAGCAGACGCGCACGCGCAGCGCATTACTGTCTTCCAACGCGTCAGCCACTTCCTCGGCATCGACGGCGGGGGCGAAGAGGTGGAGGGACGCGACCGGCGCGGCGAAGACTTCCGCGTCGAAGCGGTCGCGCAGGCTGAGCGCATCGGTCGCGACGAGGGCGCCGTGGGAGTGCGCCACGATGTGCACCGCGTAGTCGCGGCGCTGGTAATAGCCGATCATCTTGGCGACCTTGCGGACGCGCTCGGCATGGCCGACGCGGCGGTTGAGGGCGCCGGTGTAGTATTCCGCGGCCTGGGCCTTGTGCTGGCTCAGCGTGTTGATGGCGGTGACGAGCCGGTCGGTCCAGCCGTCGATCTGGCCGGGGTCGGTCTTGATGCCGTTGATGATGATGTAGGCGGTGAGCACTACTGCCCCCTTTCGTGCGCGAGCACGCCGGCGGCGGTGGCGCGGTAGTAGAGAGTGGCGCCGAGGCCATCGGGGATGGCGGTGACGAAGCCGGCGCTCAGCAGGAAGCTGAGGGCGGCGGTCACCTCGTCGTCGGTGAAGTCGTGCTCATGGCCGGCGTTGAGGGCGCGGCGGATGGTCTTGGGGTGGTGCGCGGTGGCCTGGCGCACGGCGAGGAAGCCGAGCGTGCTCCGGCGACACTCCTCCCGGCGCTCCTGGGCGATGGCATCAGTCGCCATGGCTGCGATCCTCCAGGGTCACGCCCTCGATCTTGCCGAGGGCGCGATAAAGGGTTTGGAACTCGGTCGAGATGCTCGTGCGCAGGAGGTCCATCTTGTCGCGGATTTCGCGGTTGCCGGCGTCGATGGCCAGGGAAAGCTCGCGGGTGGTCTTGGTGTTGTAGTTGCGCATGGCGGCGAGCTCGTCGGCGACCTTGCGCTCGAGGGTTTGCAGCTCGGAGCGGCGGGCGGCATCGGCGAGGCCGGCGAACATGGGCGCGAGGTCCGTTTTTTTGGCGAAGTCGCTGAGTTCCTTGTCGAGCGAGGGCCGCCGCTTGTGGCGCTGGATCATCGCGTCGATGGTGTTGGCGAGGACGGCGAGGGTCACGAGGCCGCCGATCAGCAGGCCGAGGAAGACGACGGGGTTGCTGGGGTCGAGCGGCGCGCTGGTGGCAGCCTGGGCGACGGTGAAGGGCGGCATCGCGTGAGCGTGCCAAATGCGAACGCCCCGCGGCTAAGGGCCGTGGGGCGCGTGGGGAGCTTGGTGCGCCGGGCTTGGGCTATGGCAGGTGCTGGCGCCAGTCCTGCAGGTGCGGCCACAGCTCGCGATCGATCCAAAGCAGGGTGCGACGAGCCTGCTCGCCCTCGGTAAAATTAGCGCCATCGCGAGTGGCGGCGAGCCCCTCGAGCCGGCGATAATCCTCACCCAGCCGGACCTCCAGCCGGTCGAGGGTGATGCCGGCACTGGCAGAAGTTGCCGCCAGCAGGGCGCCGCGGTAATAGCTCCAGATGTCAGGGTGAGGCACGTCGATCTCAAACACCTGCCTGGGTCTGGTATATGGTTTGGTGACCCGCACCTTGCCGGCCGCAGGGTAAGCGGCTTTGAGCTTCTGCAGCGGCAATGCCGGCTTCGGCGGTTCGGCCGCCTTGCCCTCCGGCTTGAGTTGCACGGGCTTTGGTGCGGCGGCCTCGGGCGGGCGCTCGTCGAGTCTCGCGGGTGGCGGGCGCCGTTGGATTTCAAACCATGCCTGCACCAAATCCTCGGTGCGGATGAGGGCAACCGGGTAGGAGCCCACGCCCCCGGCGTGCACAATCTCGACATGATCCGAGCCCAGGGAGACGATCCGCGCCCCCGGCAGCACCGTGCCATCGGTGAAGGTCAAATCGCGCGGCGTGGCGGCGGCGGCGGCGGCCAGTGCGATCCCCAGCAGAAATATCTGCAAAATTTTTTTAGGCTGGGACAGGATATGGCCCACCCCGGGTGTTAAGGTGGAGGCATGAAAACCACGCGCCCCACTGGTTACGGAATCTACGACCTCACCCGCAAGATCGTCCGGCGAACGCAGCGAGAACGTGAACTGGCCGAGAGCTGTCCTCAATCCGCCTACGTTGTGCGCGCGACTGTGATTCGCTTCCCCAGCCAGACCGGCAATCCGCCGCCGAGCGCCCCCAAGGCTGCATGAACCCCAAACATCTTCCGTGTCATGCCGCCGCGAGAGCCCTCCGCACTGAGTGCGGCCATTGCCCGGTTTCCTGATACCGAGTCCGCCGCCTGGCGGCGCGAGATCGCCGGCTGCCGGACGCTGGCCGCGGCCCTGGGCGTCTGCTACCGGCTGCTCCTCACGCTGGAGAAGCGGGCGGACTTGCCGGCGGAGACTGACAGGCCGAAACATTATCCATTCCGCTCCTTCGCCGGTGATTGAGTTCGCGGCCGTTCGGCGGCAGCCTTTTTTTCCTCCGCCAGCACCTCGCTGAGAATTTTCTCATGCAGTCCCCAGTGTTCCGGAGCGCTGAGGTGGCGAATCAACTGTTCACGCACCCAGCCGAGCTTTCCGACATCGTCGCCGGCAAGGGCTAGCGTTTGATCGAGCAACCGGCGGCTTTCGGTGCGGATCTGCTCCGGGGCGCCGTCTTCACCGATGGGAAGCGGCTTGGCCCCGGCGATGGTGTTCAAAGCCTCAACACCCATCTGCTCGAGCATGTTTACCTGGTGAACTATCCAGTCGCTCGGCTCTTCCCTCCCTGTCTCAAGACCATTGTAGGTCACGCGCCCGATGAAGAGCTTCTTGGCGAACTTCTCCTGCGAGAGGCCGCTTTGCTGGCGGAGCCTCTTGAGGCGATCTTTGAATGGGGGAAGTTTGTTCAAAACCTGAACATTTGTGTTGACTTGCTGAACATCACGAATGTTAAGTAAGTGAATACAGCCGATGCGGACTCCAGAACAAGCCCAAAGTTTCCCTGAGCGCGTCATGGTGGAGTTGCGCCGCCGCCGCCACGCCGGCCGCCGGCCCGCCACGATCACCGGCCTCGCCGAGGCGCTGGGCTACACCCGCGAGACCGTCAGCCGTGCGCTCAATCAGGGAGAGTTCCCCGAAGTGAGCGAACGCATCCGCACTTACCTGAAGCTCTGACATGACGCCCACCGCATCAACCGCCCTGCGCAATCAGCGGGTCCGCCACATCGCCCAGCGCGCCCTGCGGGGCTACGGCGAGCTGAGCGCCGCGGAGAAAATCGAACTGCTGCTGAGTATCGCCGAAATTTACGAGCCCCTCGGGGGACCAGAGGCCGAAGCCGCGCGCAGCACGGCGTGGACGCTCCAGATGGCCGAGCAGCAGCAGCTAAAGTTCCGCGAATTGCTCACCGATTGAAATTTTCACCATGTCCCTGACCCTCGACCCCAACAAGCTCACCCCGCACCCCCTGCTCGCCGGCCTGCCGGCGATGGACCAGGCCTCGGCGGAGTTCGAGTCCCTGAAACAATCGGTCGCCGACCGCGGCATCGATTACCCCGTCATCATCGACGAGCAGGATCGAATCCTCGACGGCCGCAACCGCACGGCGGCCTGTGCGCTGCTGGGGCGGGCGGTGCCGGTGGTGCGCCGGCCGGCGAGCGAGGCGGTGGAGATTATTCTCAGCGCCCTGCTGCACCGGCGGCACCTGCCGAAGTCCGCTCTGGCTTACCTTGCCCTGCCGCTGCTGGCCGGTGCGGCCGAGGTTGGCCGCCAACGCCGGCTGGCCAATCTCAATGCCGGCAAGTCCCGAAACCCGATTGAATCGGGTATCGGGAAAACCGTCGAGCAGTTGGCGTCGGATCTCGGCTTCTCAGCGGACCTTTACGAGCAGGCCCTCAAGGTCCGCAAGCTCTTCGCCAATCAGGCCAAGCGCGAGTGGCGCGAAGGCGCCAAGACCTACATGGCGACGGCGCGCGAGTGGTTTGAGCCGCAGCTTTTGCGCGGCGAGATCGGGCTGGGGGGCGTGATCCAGGCGCTGGCCGGCAAGGATGCCACGGAGGGCAAGACGCCGGAGAAGCGCGACCTGCCCACGCTGCTGCGCCGCGGGCTCGATGACCTGAAGAAGCGTTTCGCGCGCTGGGAGAGCCTGGCACCGGCGACCCGGCAGCAATTCACCCGCACGATGGCCAAGGAGGCCGCCGCCTGGCCCGAGGACGTGCGCCAGGCCGTGCTCGACAGCCTCGAGCAGGCCGCCGCGACCCGGCCCGCCAAACCCCAGTTTTGACATGAGCACGGAGCACCAGATCACCCAGGAAAACCGGCGCGCCCAGGTCGTGCAGACAGCCCTCGCGTTGCTGGGACAGGGCGTGAGCCAGAGCCAGGCGGCGCTGGAGCTTGGCGTGACGGCCCCGACGCTCAGCCGCTGGCTCACGCTGCACAAGCTCGGCGGCTACGAGGCGCTGCGGCCCAACTCCACCAATGCCGGTCGCCGGCCGCTGGTCACGCTCACGCCCGAGGAGCAGCGGAAGGTGCAGCAGCTCACGCTGCAGACCGATCCCCATGACCCGAAGAAGACGAAGCGCGTCTCCGTCTCCTTCGCCCTGCGCGCCTATGCCCGGAGCGAGGCCTGCCGGCCCGAGCTGGCCGAAGCCATCCTGAAGGCCCGGAGTTCCAAGCACACGCTCACGCCCACGCTGCGCCGCCAGGCGCGCGTGACGCAGAGCAGCCGCCTGCTGCACGCCGGGCCCGGCGCGTTCGATCTCCACGGCATCGTCACCCCGCGCGACCTCACCTTCATCGACGAGGGCGGGGCCGAGCGCCCGATCTACCCGGGCGACCTCTTCGAGGCCGACGACATGACGGCCAACGAGCCCTGCTGGGTGGAGTGGGATGACGAGGCCGACGCTTGTGCCAAAAAGTTCGGCGTGCGACTCGTGCGGCCGCAGACGCTCTTCTGGCTCGATGTGGGCAGCGCGCGGTTCGCGAGCTACAGCACGGTCCTGCGCTACAACGATGCCTACCGGGCGAGCGACATCCTTTGGAGTCTCTCGCACCTGTTCCACGCCGTGGGCGCCCCTCGGCGGCTGCGGCTCGAATACGGGGCCTGGGATGCCAACATCATCAACGCCCTCGATAGCGTGCACCAGGTGTGCCACATCATGCGCGCGACCTCGGCGAAGACGAAGTTCATCGAGAACCGCTTCAACAGCCTGCAGAAATACCTCGCCCTCGGCGGGGTGAGCGTGGGCCGGCACCGCGGCGTGAAGGAGATCGAGAACAAGCAGTGGCTGCGCGCCCGCGAGGGCCGCCTCGATCCCCGCACGGTATTCCCCTCGCTCGAAGAGTGGACCGCCCGGGTGGATGCCGCGCTGGTGGCGTTCAACGCCGAGCCGGTGGAGGGCGAGATCTACGGGCCGCGCAACGCGCAGCGCTTCCACGGGCGGCGCGCCTGGGTGCCCGATGAGATCTGGACCATGCACACCGCCAACCACCCGCTGAAGAAACCGACCGTTGAGGAGAGCTACCGGCTGATGCCCGAACAGCGCGAGGTCGCCATCCGCGGCGGCCATGTCGCCGTGAAGAGCGCCGAGCACGACGCGACCTTCTACTTTTACCACGACGCCTTCGCGCGCCTGGGCGACGGCTACAAGGTCACGGTCTGTTGCGATCCCGCGCAGCCGCACCTGGGCGCGGCCATCCTCAACCGGGAGACGGGCGCGCGTGCGGCGCTGGACCCCGACACCGCGCAGCCGGGGCGCCCCTACCGCTTCTTCCAGCTCATTTGCGTGGCCGAGCCGGTGGACCGCGTGCCGCAGTTCAGCGCCACTGCCCAGTGGGATGACCGGGCGAGCTTCGAGCGCCGCAAGCGCTACCGCGAGCAATGCCGGCTGCAATACCGCGCCATCATGCCCTTTGGTCGCGGGCAGGCGCAGGCCGCCAAGGCCACCGAGCACCGCGACGGCCGCGGCAATGTGGCCGCCGCCGAGCACAACGCCGCGCGGCTCGCGCCCGTCGCCACAACGCCGGCCGGCGACCGCCCGGTCTCACCGGCCATCGCCGAGCGCGCGCGGCGCGTGCAGACGCACGAGCTCGTGCGCGCGGCCGGGGCCACGCTGAGCGATGCGGAGATCGAGGATGTGCTGCGCGACGACGACCGGCAGCCCGCCGGCCACGGCCTGCCCGAGCTCAGCCAGGAACAAATTACCGACTATTTGGGCGGCGATTAACGCCGCCCTTCAACCCGAGGACACCCATGATCAATACGATAGACCTGCCGGTGGATCGCTCCACCGCCGCCGCCGCCAGCTCGGCACACAACCGGATCAACGTGCCGTTGAACCTGCAAAACTGGACCGCGCTGCCCGGTGAGCACCAGGACCTGCTCGGCTGGTTTCACCAACACCTGCTCGACGAGGGCATGGGCTGGGAAGCCGCCGCCAATGCCCTGGGTTTCAACTCCGATGACCACGATGCGGGGAAGAACCTCTTCGCCGTGTTGAAGGGCACCTATGAAGGCGACTGGGACGAGATGATGGCGCGGATCCGCGACTACCAGAAAATCGCGCTGGAGCGGGTCGCGAACAAGAACGCCAGCTTTGTGCTGACGCCCTCGGCCAAGCTCATCTGGGCGGGCCTGGATTACGCGCTCTCCAGCAACTCCATGGTGCTCCTGAAAGGCGAGAGCGGCCACGGCAAGAGTGTGAGCGGCCAGGCCTGGCTGAGCACGCGGGCCAAGGGCCGCGGCGTGATGACCGAGGTGCCCATGCTCGGCGGCACGCGCGGGTTTCTGTCGGCCATCTGCAAGGCGACGGGCAACAACCAAAACGCGAGCATCACCCAGATGTGCGCCGCCATCTTCCGGGCCTTCAACCGCGACCGCATCCTGATCCTCGACGAGGCCACGCGGCTGTTGCCGAAGGACCGCCGCATCATGCCGGACAAGCTGGAGTTCGTGCGCGAGATCCACGACCGCACGGGCGCGCCGATCGCCATGTTCATCACCCAGCGTTTCGACGAGGAGATGGAGCAGAACAGCTATATCTACGAGCAGGTGCTCGGCCGCAGCCTCCCGATCCGGCTGCCCGGCCTCCTGGCCGAGGATGATTACCGGCCGCTCGTCGTGCAGTATTTCCCGCGGCCGACGAAGAAGCTCATGGAGGTCTGCGAGCAGATCGCCAACAACAAGCTGGCGCGGCAGAAGGGCCGGCTGCGCACGATGGTGAAGATCTTCGCCCTGGCCAACCGCATGGCCGAGAAGGAGCGCGAGAAGAATCCCCGCGTGCGCTTCGGCGAGGAGCACTTCTTCAAGGCGCTGGCCTTGCGCGAGAAGTTCCGCCGCTCGGGCGGCCCGGAGGACCGTGCGTGATGAGCGATGCCCTCGATCTCACCGACGCCGAGCTGTGCGTAGAGCGCCTGGCGGCCCACCAGCGCGAACGGCGGCTGAGCGATGCCTCGCTCGTGCGCCTCTGTCCCTCCTTGGGCAGTGCGCGCACCTGGCGCCGCATGGCGGCGCGGGATTGGTCGGCGCTGCCGCTCGATGTCTGGCTGCCGCGGCTCCGTGAAGCCCTCGCGTTGATCNNACCCGGGCAGCCGCCCGCGGCGCTCGTTACCCGCCACCTGGTGGAGGCCGACCGCTGCCACCGTGAAGGCGAAATCAGCCTCGCCCGCAGCCACTGCCGCGCCGCCCGCCAAGCGATCGAGCAATACCAGCGTCTCCTGCGTCCCGCCACCTCAACCCCCGCCACCCCATGATCAAGCTCCTGTGTCACCTTCTTGGCTCCCCCGCGCAGCGCCAGGCTGCCCGCGAGGAGATCGAGGTTTACATCGCGCCGAATGAGTTCGGCGGCTGGTCGATCTGGCCGCTGAACAAGGCGGCCATCACCCTCATGAACGGCGCCGGCCCGACCGGCAATTTCCCCACCGCCATCGCCGCCGAGGAGCGGGCGGTGCGCCACAATTGCTGGACGGTCAAGTGCGTGCTCAACGGCATGGAGTGCCACGCGCCGCGCTTCCCGGCGAAGGAGGCATGCGCCCGATGAGCAAGCCAGCCTGTGCCATACCCGTCCGCGCCGCCACGCCGTGCTGCTGCTGCCGCCAGGAGCCGCACGCCGGCATCCCCGACCGCGATCTGCAGGGTTACCTCTGCGCCGATTGCGCCCACTGCCTGCGCGCCGCCGAGGCCGTCCTCAAGGCCGCGGGCCTGGCTGACGACCACCAAACACAGCCATGAAATACGTTATCCTCCAGGGGCCGGACGACATTCCGGTGATTGTGCTCTGCTTCGCACCGCTCACGCACGCGCTCCTGGCCGAGCCGTTTATCGCCCGCGGTTGCCGACCCATGAGCGGGGGCTTCGCGATGTTCAGTCCCATGGGTGGCGACACGCTGCTCGCCTTCGGCGAGAGCACCTCGCTCAAGGTCAAATCGCACCCCGATGACAGCGTGGTCCTGAGTGCATTTTACCGCGCCACGCTCAACAGCGCGCGGCCCTCCAACCTCTGGTCTCCACCTGCCGATCCCGCGGCAGGTGGCCGCGAGGGCGGCCTCTCTGCCCCCGCGGCCTGATCCGCGTGCCATGGGGGTAGTTACCGACCCACCGCGAACCGCCGCCAGCCAAGTCCATCACCCGCCAAAAGTCCAACCCACAACCCACCGCCCGCCATGCCCAAAATCGACATCAATCAAGCCGCTGAAATTCTCAAAAAGAACCAGCTCGAACCCGGCGTGCTCCGCCGGGTGATCGAGGAGATGAACCTCGCCGTCCAGCCCGATCCCGGCGCCGAGGAGACCCCGCCCGCCGTCAAGAAGCAGTTCGTCATCCTCGTCTCCGATCCCAGCGGCAAACTGGCGACCACCGATTTCGTCGGCTGGGTGCTCCAGATCCCGGAGAGCGACAGCCCGCTCAGCACCCTGGAGCGCGTGCACCGGGCCGCCTACGATTTCAACGCCAGCAAGAAAGGCCGCATGCTCCCCGCCAAGACCGTGGGCGATGCCCTGGAAAACGTGCCGGCCAAATTCTTCAAGGAGGTGGAGTGCTGGGTGAAGACCAAGGCCCCGCGCTCGTCCTCCGCACCGACAACCAAATCCCGAAGGAGTAATTCACCATGCCCAAACCCACGCGTATCAAAGCCCCCTCCATCGCCACCCGCGTCGATTTCGACGCGGCCATCGACGCCCTGGCCCGCAACGAAGTCAGTCTCCGCATCGCCGAGGCCCGGCGCGATGCGAAGATCCAGGACGTGCGCGAGCAGTTCGAGGGCGAGATCGTGAGCCTCACCGAGATGCGCGACGCCCTCGCACTGGCCACCGAGAAATACGCCCGGGAGCACCGCGACGAGGTCTTACCCGGCAAGCTCAAGAGCGCCGAGACGCCGCTGGCCACCTTCGGTTTCCGCCTCGGCCAGCCCACGCTCAAGCTGCTCAACCGGCAGTGGAGCTGGGAGAAGGTCATGGAGGCCCTCACCGCCCGCGGGCTCGCCGCGCTCATCCGCACCAAGCGCGAGCCCGACAAGGAGGCGCTGCACCGCCTGCCACCCGAGCAACTCGCCACGGTGGGTTGCCGCATCACCCAGGCCGAGACCTTCTTCGTCGAGCCCAAGGATCGGGAGAGCGGCCAGTCATGAGCACCGCCCTGGCCAATCTCGAGCGCGCCTACGCCGCCTTCACGGCGGCGGCCGAGGCTGTGCGCGCGGAGATCCGTGCCGAGGCCGGCCAGCCCGCCGACAGTCCGACGCCACCTGCCGTGCGCACGATTCAGGCCGTGGTGGCCGCGCACTATGGCCTCACGGTGCCGCAGATGCTGGGGGCGACCCGGCGCAATGAGATCACCGGTCCCCGCCAGATCTCGATGGCAATCTGCCGTGATGAGACGGGCTACACGGCCGGGCTGATCGGCCGGGCGCACCGGAGGGACCACGGCACTGTGCTGCACGCCTGCCGCGCCGTCGCCAACCGTTGTGAGACGGAGCTCGGCTTCGTCGCCAACTACAGCGCCCTCCAGGCGAAGGTTGCCCAGGCCATCGCGCAGAACCACCCCCATGTCTGACGATCTCGCCCAGCTCCGCGCCGATTTGCTGCACGCCCAGGGCGAGCTGCACGAGGCGCATGCGGCCTTCCTGGCCTACGACCAGCGCGGCGCGATCATCCGCCTGGAGGTCGCGGTCGCCATCCTCACCGACCTCCGCGCCAAGCTGCCGGCGGTCGCCGCCGCCGGCTACGGGAAAGCCACCCCATGACGCGCCGCGAAGCCAAAGCCTACCACCGCGGCCGCCACGCCGCCTTCGTCGCCGGTCGCGGCCGGGGCGAGACCGTGCGGTGCGAGTTCCGCGGCGCCCTCATGCGCCGTCGCTGGCAGGAGGGCTACGCTTCGCAGGAGGCCGACGCGTCCGCAGCCAAGCCCATGAGTCCCGAGCAAAAGGCCAACCGCGCAGGCGTGCGCGCCCAGATCGCGGCCTGGCTGGAGCGCACGAAGAAGGGCCACACCGCATGACGACACTCACCAACCAGCAGAAGGCCGAGATCGCCATGCTGGCGCGCCAGGCCTATGAGGCGTGGGACGGCCGCGAGGCTTTCGAGCGGTGCAACCCCAACCTCACGGCCACGGAATGCTTCGCCGCCTGGCGTCACGTCGAGCAGGGGAAGGCCTGCGGCGTGCAGAGCCTGCGGGCCTGCACCCAGGATGAGTTTCTCAAGCTGCGCGCCCACTTCCGCGCTCTCCTCGGCCAGGACGCCGCGGCCGTGCGCGACCTGTTGCGGCACCAGGAAGAGCCGCGCATCCGGGCCCGGTGGAAGCTGCAGCGCGCCCTCCAGGAGCGCGGCCTCGACGAGAGCTACGCCGCCGCCATCTGCCGCCGGCAGTTCAAGTGCGCCCTGGGCGATGCCTCGGAGAAACAGCTCTGGAATCTCTACTTCACCATCACCAACCGCCGCGCCAAGCAGCCGCAGTTCAAGGCACGCCGCATACGCGTCCACGCCAAGGCCGGCGCCCTGAGCGTCAGCACGGACGGCAACCCCTTCTGAATGTGGAACTCAGGAAATCAGGAAAATAAAATGGCCGAGAACTCCAAAATTGAATGGTGCGATCACACCTTCAACCCGTGGGAGGGTTGCACGAAGGTCAGCCCCGGCTGCGCGAATTGCTATGCGGAAGCACGGAATGCGCGGTTCAGCGGCGGCATGGCAACGCTGTGGGGCAAGGGCAAGCCACGTCGGCGCACGAGTGCGGCAAACTGGCGGCAGCCGTTGAAGTGGAACCGCGCGGAAGAAGGGGTGATGGTTTCGCATGCCGAGTTTGTCGCCAACCGCCGCCCCCGCGTGTTCTGCGCCTCGCTGGCCGACTGGCTTGACGACGAAGTGCCGGTGGAGTGGTTGGCCGATCTGCTCGATCTGATCCGCCGGACGCCGAATCTCGATTGGCTGCTGCTCACGAAGCGGCCTGAGAATTGGGACCGGCGCGTTTACGAGGTTCGCATCGCGGCAATGAAAGGCGATACGGCACGCGATGATGCGATCTACGCTTTCACAGACTCATGGATGATCGGCAGCGCACCGGGCAACGTCTGGATCGGCACGAGTGTCGAGGATCAGCAACGTGCCGACGAGCGCATCCCGCACCTGCTGCGCATCCCGGCCCGCGTGCGGTTCCTGAGCTGCGAGCCGCTGCTGGGGCCAGTTAAGCTGACGACGATCATCAAGGACGGCATCGGCCGTGATGCCCTGCGCGTAAACGATGCGAGTATGGGCGAGCCCGAGCGCCACGTTGACTGGGTCATCTGCGGCGGCGAGAGCGGCCCCGGTGCCCGCCCGATGCGCCCGGATTGGGCGCGTAGCTTGCGCGACCAGTGCGCAGCGGCCGGCGTGGCGTTTTTCTTCAAGCAATGGGGCGAGTGGGCCTGGGCTTATTCCAACGATGGCCGGCCGTCCATGTCGCGCGTTGGCAAAAAGCTCGCTGGCCGAGTGCTCGACGGCCTGACGTGGCAACAGTTCCCCGCGCTCGATCACCCCGCGCTCGCCGGCCGCGAGCAAATTAACTCACGGATGCAATTTGCCCCATGAAGCTAAACATCCTCGACGCCCTCGCGCCCGATCTCGCGATCCACCGCACCCCGCAGGCGCTGCACAATCCACCCGTGGCCCATCACGGCCAGACCCCGGCGCAGATCCTGCGCCGCAACTTCAACCGCACCCCGCTGCGCTGCGACGAGGGCGAGGTCCGCCAGGACTTCGCCGGCATCCAGGCCGCCGCGGCGAGCGGCTTCCGCATCGTTTATCACCAAGTGTGGAGGCAAGCCCTGTGAAAATCTACACCCACGACCGCGCCAAGATTTTAACGGGCCCGAAGCCGGCCAAGCCCACGCTGCTCAAATATCCCAGCGGCGCTGATCATGTCCTGCTGCCAAACGGCCAGCAGCTTCGCCGCACACCCAAGGATCGAACGGAAAGCGGCAAAGCCCGCCGCAAGCGCGAGAAGGCCGCCCGGCAATATACCCGCGCGCTTCGTCCGCCCCATCCGAGTCCATCCGTGTGATCCGCGGCAAAAACTTCGTCCCATGAAACCCATCGACTACCGCAACGCCACCTTCGCCGAGATCCGCGACCGGATCGCCGGCGACCGTGCGCGCGTGCTGGAGGCATGGCGCGTGCACGGGCCTTGCACGACGGAGGATCTCGCGGCGCGCAGCGGCATCCCGATCCTCACGCTGCGCCCGCGCACGACCGAGCTGCGTCAGCTCGGCTTTGTGATCCTGGCCGCGGGCAAGGGCCACAGCGGGGTTTACCGCTCGGCCACGGCCGACGAGGCCCTCGCGCACTTCCACGAGCAGCAGGGCGCCGCGCACGGCCGCCCGGTGCAGCAGTCTCTCGCCCTCAACCTCCCAACCCCGAGCCGCTATTACTGATGCTTACCGTCGAAAAAATCCCCGTCATCGGCGCCAAGGTCGGCGTCGTCGTCGAAGTTGCCCCCGGCAAGAAGGTGCAGTTGAGCGATCCCGATCCGCTGCCGCGCTACTGCATCGCCGAGTTGGTGCCGCTCGGCGGCGGCACCTACCGCGCCGTGCCGCGCATTCTCACCGAGTGGATGAGCTTCCAGAAACTCAGCCTGCAGCGCCTGGGCATCACCTGCAGCGAGAACACCCTGCACCGGCTCGGCCGCGCCAGCCTGATCGAAGTGCGGCAACCCAGCCCCGGCCGCTACGAGTTCAACTACCAAAGCTGGCTGCGGCACTGCGCCCTGGCCAGCGATCCGGAGTTCTGGGACACCCCCGGCGCGGACGGAAAAACCCCGCGCCAGAAATACCAGGAGGCCCTGTGATCGCCCCCGTCACCGACACAATGCCCCTTGCCGAGCTTGCCGGCCCGTTTGCCGCGATTTGCCGAGGCCCGCAGGCGCTGGGCTGAACCTGCCAAAATCGAAATTTTGAACAATGCCAGCCTATAACTTCCAACCCCGGTTCGAGCCGCTGATCATCCAGGGGATCAAAACCACAACCATCCGGCGCCCGCGGAAGCGTCCGACCGTCAAGGGTGACAACTTCACCGCCACGATCCACGGCCGCACGAAGAACTGTCGGGTAATCCTGCGCGGGAAGGTGGATATGGTTTTCCCGTGTATCGTCGCTGAAGAGGGACTCAAAATCGCCCATAAACCCTATGCTGGGGTCGAGGCTGACCGGTTGGCTCGTGCCGACGGGTTCCCCAACTTCGCAGCTATGAAAGCGTGGTTCGGCGATCGCTATGGTCTGCCATTTAAGGGCGAGATCATTTCTTGGAAGGGTGACCATGCCTGAAGTCTTATACGGTCCGGCGCCGCACAAACAGGCGGTGCGCTTTATCAAGGACAAACCCGCCGTCACGCGTGCGGTCTATGACCAGATGCTGCCCGAGGTGCAGGCCCGTGCCTTCACCGTGGCCGGGATCGAGAGCACCAAGGTGCTGCAGCGCCTGCGCGATCGCATCGCCGATCTGCCGGCCGGGGCGGATTGGGGAGAAGTCAAACGCGATGTCGTCGCCGGCCTGTCGCCCTTCATGCCGCCGGCCGACGACACGCCCGAGGCGAAGGCCAAGGCGCTCGAGATCGCCAACCGCCGCGCGGAGCTGCTTCTGCGCACGCATGGCTTCCAGGCCTATGCCGCCAGCCAGCACGAGGTCATGGCCCGCCAGCGCGATGTGTTTCCCTTTTGGCGCTATCAGACAGCACAAGATGACCGCGTGCGCGACACCCATGCCGCGCTCGACGGCGTGATCCTGCCGGCCAACGACCCTTTCTGGGACACGCACTTCCCGCCCTGGGGCTTCAACTGCCGGTGCAGCATCGTGCCGCTCACCGAGGCCGATGCCGCCGAGATCGATGCCGCCGAGAGCGGCCGGCCGCCGGAGATGCGTTCGCGCCTCTCCGAGCAGCAGCGCCAGCGCCTGCACACGGACGGCACCCTGGTCCGCGGGCCCAACAAGGTCATCAACGTGAGCCCCGCCCGCGAGCCCGGCGGCTACACCTGGACGCCGGGCAGCCTCAAGCTGCCGCTCGCCGAGATCGAGCAGCGCTACGAGCCGGAAGTCTTCGGCGCCTTCCGCTCCTGGGCGAAACGGCAGAAGCTGCCCGGCGGCAGCCGCACGGTGTGGACCTGGCTCGGCGGCTCGGCCGACGATCTTTGGCCGGACCGCCTCGCCGACCTCAGCCTGGTGAAGAAGCTCGGCGGCTCGACCGGCGCGCAGCTCATGCGCGACCCGGAAAAGCGGCTCTTCGTCCTGAAGCGCGGCGCCGGCCCGGCGCATGTCGCCAGCGAGGTCGCCGCCGACGATGCCTACCGCGTGCTCGGCGCCAACGTGCCGCGCGCCAAGCTCTACACCGCCGGCGGCGAGACGGCGAAGCTGGCCGAGTTCATCGAGGGGCAGGAGCTCGGCAAGGTGCTGCCCGGGCTCCCCGCGGCCGAGCAGGCCGCAGTGCTTGCCCAGGTGCGCCGCCATTTCGTCGCCGATGCGCTCCTGGGCAACTACGATGTCGCCGGCCTCGATCTCGACAATCTCCTCGTGGACCAGGCCGGCCTGGTGTGGCGCATCGACAACGGCGGCAGCCTGCGCTTCCGCGCCCAGGGTGCGCTCAAATCCGCCTTCGGCCCCGAGGTCGTGGAGCTCAAGACCCTGCTCGATCCCAAGGTCAACCCCGCGACCGCCCGGATCTTCGCCGGCATCACCGACAGCGAGATCAACCACCAGATCGTGGAGATCCTCGCCAAGCGCGAGGCCCTGCTGGCGGCCGTGCCGGCCGAGGTGCGCGATCTCCTGGGCCAGCGGCTCGACAACCTGGCCGGCCGCCTCGCGCCGGCCGGCGGCGAGGCGTTCGCCCAGGCCGTGGCCAAGAGCCGTGTGGTCGGCAAGGCGGCGAAGTGGGACCGCCTCGACATCGAGGACACCCAGGTGCTCTTCTGGGGTGAGACCGGCGCCGATGGCGTGGCCGTCACCCGGGCCAAGCTCAAGCTCACCGAGGCCGGCAGCGCCAAGATCATGGCGCGCCTGCGCGCCAGCCTGCCCGCGCCCACCTCCGCCCCGGCCGATGATTTCTGGCCGGTGATCGTCTCGGCGGCCAAGACCATCAACAAACACGCGCAGGATGGCGCCTACAACGCCGCCACCCTGGCCAATCTCGCGGCCACGAAGAAAAAGCTGCTGGCCCTGCAGCCGGCCGGCGAGAACGCCGCCGGCATGAAGGCGCACTACCTCGGAATCATCGCCCGGCTGGAGGCCGCGCAGGCCGCGCGCGAGACCACGCCGCTCTTCCAATCCTGGGTGTTCAAGCCCGAGCCGGCCGCCGGCGCGCACGAGTTTGCCGTCGCCCGCACGCGCGTGGACTATCTGGCCAAGGACACCCGCCGCGGCCATGCCCGCGAGATGAAGCAGACGATCTACACGCACGAGGCGCTCTTGCTCGATCTGGGCGAGGGCACCCGGGTGCGCTTCGTGCCCTTCGCGGAGATCGACGGCGCCACGGAGTTTGCCGCGCCCTACGCGCTGCGCGGCTACCTGGAGGTCGTGCAGTCCGGCGCACCCAGTGCCGGCGGCATCGGCCAGATCGCGCGCAAGCTCGCCGACATCGGCCTCGACACCAGCGCCGCCACCGATGCCTACGCCGAGCTGCTCTACCTGAGAAAGGGCATGCAGATCCGCAGCGATGTGTTCACCCCGGCGAAGCGCCGCGCCGCCGATTCCATCCTGGCCGATCCCAAGCTCAGCGATCCGGAGAAAATCACCAAGCTCAAGGCCATGGTCAAAAAGACCATGGGCCTCGACCTGCCCGACACCCCGCAGCCCGGCTACGACTGGCGCGCGAAGGGCAACACCTTCGGCGAAGGCTGGGAGCACACCGAACGCTGGGATCTCCCGCGCGCCGAGATCGAGCGCGCCATGCCCGGCTGGACGCTCGGCCACAGCTCCAGCACGCCGCTGCCGGATCTCGTCGATTCCATCCTGGAGGGCGGCGGCGATTTCACCGCCACCACCGAGCGGCTGCGCAAGGGCCTGGCGATCTCCGCCGGCATGTCGCCCATGCAGGATCTCAACACCGGCGGGGCCAACTACCTCTTCACGCGCATCTTTCGGCCCGAGCGCGCCGCCCAGGTGCGCGGCGTGCACTTCAAGGTGGGCAACCTCGCGCGGCAGGACGCCTTTTCCTTCGACAAGGACCGCTACGGCAATGTCAGGACCGCCGCCGCCTACACGGAGCGCAAGACCACGCTCGATGCGCTCCAGGCCGCCGCCGCCCGCGGCGGCAACGAGACGATCTTCAAGTGGGGCATCCCGCTGCTCGACGAGCTCGATTTCATCGTCGCCGGCAGCGCGGCCGAGCGGAAGAAGATCATCGCCGTCTTCAAGCAGCACGGCTGGTCGGCCCTGCCGGACGGCCGCAAGATCGAGACCATCGTCAAACTGAAAGGAACCTGATGAAAGACCCTGTCATGCCCACCGCGGCCGACCTGCACGCCCTCGCACTCGTGGAGCAGGGCGCCATCCTCATGCTGCCCGGCGAGGAGCCGCTCAACTTCCTCGTCGGCCACTGGCAACCGGTGGACGCCCGCCGCAGCTTCTGGTTTGCCGCCGGCGGCACCGACCAGAGCGCGGCGCACCTGCTCGAGCATGATGAGCGCCGCATTCCCCACCTGCACGCCGTGGAGTTCTACCGCGAGGGCCGGCTCGTCGGCTACCTCACCACGATCGCCGAGAGCGAGCTGCCCAACGAGGCCGAGCTCCGCGCGCAGTTCGCTGCCTGGCAGGGCGAGCGCGCCCGCATGCAGGAGTTCATCAACGAGCAGCTCGCGCTGCTGGCGGAGGGCAACTGACATGTGGCTCTGCACCCAGCACGGCTTCTACTCGATCGTGCGCAAGGCGGACGGCGCCTTCCACGTCCGCGCCCGCCGGCGCCAGGATCTCGTGAACCTGCGCGACCTGGTCTTCGGCCGCGGCTATCGCCGCGCCTTGCGCTGGACGATCCACCGCACCCAGCCGGCGGACTACCGCTGGCGCATCATCGTGCACGAGGCCGACCGCGCGGTGATCTTCGCCGTGCTGGGCAGCGCCATCGACTACACCAACTTCAAGGCGCGGATCCATGCGCGCCCCGACCAGCGGGAGAAGGCCCACGCCTACGGCTGCCTGTGGGCCGAGCTCCACCACCTGCAGGAGGAGGGCGCCTGATTTTATGAATCCCATACTGATCGGAACAGCAGAAGCGATCTCAACCGTGCGGGAAGACATCCAGCGCATGGTGGACAACGAGGGAATTTGGATCGTCACGGACACAAACCAACCCGGCGCGGAAATTCCTGTCATCTCGATGAGTGGAAAACTCTACGCGATCGAGCTGAGCACAGAACTTGCGCCTCATCGCTTTCTGGACACCGCCGTAGTAGCGAGTGGGCCACATAGGGCGAATACCGCGATCGGACACGGCAGGGTGCAGCCGGGCGTTGGCTCTGTGGAGCCGGGCGACATCGACGACAACATGAAAAACGCAATCGAACTCATCGCCGAGGAACGTGCTCGGCAAATCTCCGTGGAGGGCTGGACGCCCGAGCACGACGACGCACACAGCGATTCTGAACTGGCTCGCGCCGCTGCAAGCTACGCGATGCCCGGCTGGCTGAGAAATCTCCATGTGCGTCCGATCTGCATCGAGGCGACTCACACGCTCCACGCAAAAATCTGGCCGTGGGAAATCCGCTGGTGGAAACCGAGCGAGGATCGCATCCGCGAACTCGTGAAAGCCGGCGCTCTGATCGCCGCAGAAATCGACCGCCTACAGCGGCAGAACGTCGCGGATGAGCCACGCGGGAAGGCGCGTCCGTATTCTCCCTGAGCCGCACCCGCGTTGTGCTCTGATCGCTTGTTCGAGCCTTACTCACAAACACCTATGAGACCCCCACCATCAAATCGCCCGCAGGTGCGCTACCCTGCAAACTACCGAGCCAACTTCTTGTGGCCTTTCGAGAGCGGCAGCATTGAGGAAGCGGGCTATGAGTTCGCCAATGGAAAGACCGAAGCCTACCGCAAAAGCTGGTGGAAGATTCTCAACGCGAGAATCAAGAAGGCCGCGAAAGCCGGTGGCTCGAACAACCCAGGTTGAGCCGCGCCGCAGGCGTCGGCTCTAACGGAAGTTCGGCCTTTTCTTCCGGCCGGTGAACGCAGGTTCACCGGCCGGCGCGTTTTTGCGCCAAGCTCCCCAGCCGCGCCGCCCGGCTTGGCGGCGCGGGGGCCGTCTCTGGTTTCATGTGGCATGCCGCGTCGCCCGCCAGCAGACCTCGATCGCCACCGCCTCAACCAGCTCTGGCATTTCAAGAAACGCGTGCGGCAGCGCTTCCGCCGTGAGCTCACCGATGAGGATTACGCCGACCTGCTGCACCGCATCAAGGAGGACAAGCCCGGCGTCGTCTTCCTGCAGACAAATGCGGACCGCCGCAGCGTGTGGCGCGTGAAGTGGCGCGGTCTGGTGATGGTCGTCGTTTACGACCACCGCACCGAGTGCCTCGTCACCGCCTACAAATACAAAGCCTGGCGCTGGAAATGAGCCTCACGCTGAAAGACAATCTCTCGCCGCCGATTCGCCGCCTCGCCAAGGGCGTGCAGGACAAGCGGCCGATCCTCGAGGCCATGGGGCTCCAGCTCCAGTCGCTCGCGCTCCGCGCGTTCAACGAGCCGGCGCTCCGGCCCGCGCCCTGGCCCGACAAACGCGACGGCACGCCCGCCACGCTGCGCCGCAACCAGGCCCTGCACCAGTCGCTGCGCCGGCCGCCCGCCGTCACCCAGAACAGCGTCACCGTGTCGAGCGACCGTGCCTATGCGGCCATCCACCAGCGCGGCGGCGAGATCCGCCCCAAGCCTGGCAACAAGGCGCTGCGCTTCACGATCGGCGGTGCGACGGTCTTCGCCCGCCGCGTCGTCATCCCGGCGCGGCCGTTCTTCCCTTTCCTCGGCGACCGCATGACAGATTCGGCGCAGCGCAAGATCGCCGGCGTCGCCCTCGCGAAAATCCGCTCGCTGACGCAGCCGCAATAACCTGCGCCAAGCTCCCCACGCGCCCCACGGTCATTAGGAGGCGCGCGCCGATTCGGGCATCTTGCGGGCTTTCCTTCCCGCCCGATGATCTGCATCTTCCGCGCCCCCACCAGCATCGACGCCGGCACCGAGCTGCCGAAACGGCTGCTCATGGCGAAGTGGGGCCGCAACGAGAGCGTGAAGGGGCCGGTGATCGTCAACGAGCTCACCGCCCGCGCCGTGCCGCGCCTGCAGGCCCTCGCCGGTTACCAGGAGATCGCGCTCGATTTCCAGCACAACACCGTGGAGGGCAGCCCCGCTTTCAAGGCCGAGCGCGAGCCGCGCAAGGTCGCCGCCTTCGGCTCCCCGGAGGTCGTGCCCGGTGAAGGCATTTATTTCAACGTCGCCCGCTGGACGCCGGAAGGTGAGGAGGCCGTCAAAAACGGCCATTATCCCGACATCAGCCCGGCCGTGAAATTCGAGAACGATGCCGAGAGCGGCGTCGTCATCTTCTGCCACTCCTGCGCCGTGTGCCGCCAGGGTGCCATCGACGGCCTCCACGTTTACGGCGCGGATGATCCTGCGCGCCTCAAGCAGGCCGTCGCCACTTTCACCGCCGAGCTGGCGGGAAACAAAACCACTCCCATGGACCATAAAAAACTGCTCTGCCTCCTGCTGGGTCTCGACCCGGCCACCGCCACCGACGAAGCCATCACGGCCGCCGCCAAGGCGAAAACCAAGGCCGCCACCGGCGACCAGCCGGCCGCCGAAGTCAAGACCCTCGCCGCCGACATCCAGTCGCTCAAAACCCTCATCGAGGGCCAGAACAAGCGCCTCGACTCCGCCGAGCGCGAGAACATCACCCTGCGCGCCATCAGCCAGGGCAAGGTCATCCCGCACAGCGCCAGCGAACTCCCGATCGACCAGTTCAAGAAGATCGTGGACGAGCTGCCGGCCAACGTCGTGCCGATGGACAAGCGCACCGTCGAGGGCGTGAAGACCTTCGCCGCCGCCAGCACGACCCCGGCCGCCAACAGCTACGAGCAGGAAGTGCAGCGCCAACTGCGCATCAAGCCCGAGACCTGGCAGAAGCACAACGCCGCCTGAGCGCACCGCGCTGACGCCGACACTCACCCAGTCCCGCAACCGCAACCCAGCCCACCATGCCACTCACCGCTTCCCGCAACACTGAAGAACGCCCGGGGGAGATCCAGCACATCCCCCTGGCGGCTGACACCGTCGTCTTCCAGGGCGGCCTCACCGCCCGCAATGGCGACGGCCGCGCCGTCCCGGCCGCCGATGCCGCCGGCCTCAAGGTCATCGGCCGTGCCGAACAAACCGTGGACAACAGCGACGGCGAAGCCGGCGCGCTCGCGGTCAACGCGAAGCGCGGCGTCTTCCTCTTCGCCAACAGCGACGACGAGCCCATCACCGCGGCCCACGTCGGCGGCTACGCCTTCGTCGAGGACGATGAGACGGTCGCCAGCGACTCCGACCACAAGGTCAAGGCCGGCCGCATCGTCGATGTCGAGGAGCGCGGCGTGTGGGTCGATACCCGCGACACGGGCGATGTGCCCAGCGCCGACACGCTCACCGCCCTCAACTTCACCGGCGGCGGCGCCACCGGCCCCGAAGTCGAGGCGTTCCGCAATGCGGTCCTGGCCATCCTGCAGGCCGGCAACCTCGTCAAGTAATCGCCCGCAACCCAGCACCCTCCCATCCTCCCATGATCATCACCACCGCGGCCCTCGAGGCCATCAACAAGGGCTTCAAGAGCCTCTTCCTTGAAGCCTACCACGGCGGCACGGCCCCCAAGGTCGATGTCTTCGCCATGCTCTCCAGCTCCACCAGCGAGGAGGAAATCTACGGCTGGCTCGGCGCGCTGCCGGGCCTGCGCGAGCTGGTGGACGAGATCCAGATCGCCAACCTCGTCGAGCACGCCTACGGCATCAAGAACAAGGAGTGGGAGCGCACGATCGCCGTGAAGCGCGCGAAGATCGAGCGCGACAATCTCGGGGTTTACTCGCCGCTCTTCACCGCCATGGGCCTCGCCGCCCGCGCGCACCCCGACCAGCTCCTCGCCGATGCCCTGCTCAACGGCTTCGACCGCAAGTGCTACACCGGGAAAAACTTTTTCGACAGCAACCACGAACCCGTGAAGGGCAAGGTGAAGTTCTCCAACGTCGGCACCAAGAAGCTGAGCGCGGCGAATTTCGAGACCGCGCGCGAGAACATCAAGAGCCGGCTCAATCCCGAGGGCGAGCCGATGGACCTCGGCCTCGATCTGCGCCTGGTCGTCTCCCCGAAGAACGAGAGCCTCGGCCGCCAGATCATCATCGCAGATTCGCTTGCGGGCGGCGGCACCAACGTGAACAAGGGCACCGCCACCCTCGAGGTCTGGCCGCGCCTCGCCGCCGACGCCGAGGCCTGGTTCCTCATCGATGTGGGACACCCGGTGAAGCCCTTCATCAACCAGGTGGAGGTCGAGACGGAGTTCACCTCGCTCGACAACCCGCGCGACGACCACGTCTTCAAGAAGAAGGAGTATCTCCACCAGGCCTACCGCCGCGGCAACGTCGGCTACGGCCTGCCCGAGCTCGCCTACGGCAGCGACGGCACCACCGCCGCCTGATCCCCAGGCGTGTGTTTTTAGAGCCCTTCGCGCCTTTGGCCCGGAGGGCTCCATAAAACCCACCCGACTCACCACCCATGCCCGCCTACACCACGCTAGCCCGCATCAACGCCGTGCTTCCTCCGCAGTTCCTGGTGGAGGCCCTCGACGACGACAAGGACGGCGTCGCCGATCCCGGCGTCTTCGATGAGGTCGTAGCCAGCGTGCAGGTGGAGATCGACGGTGTGCTGGGTGCCCGCTACAGCACGCCCTTCGCCAACCCGGTGCCCGCACTCGTCGCCGACGCCGCCCTCAAGCTCACAGCCGAGGCCCTTTACGCCCGCCGCGGCTTCGCGGAGGACAAGAACCCCTGGGCCGTGCGGGCCAAGGCCATCCGCACGCTCCTGGGCGAAGTGGCCGCGGGCAGCAAACCGCTCACCCCCGATCTGGGCCGCAAGCGCCCCAGCGCCTCCGTCATCACCTCGCCGGCCAAGACGCACTCCAAGGCCGGCCGCACCGCGGTATGAGCTGGATCCGCTCCATCCTCCTGATTCTCGCCCTCGCGAGCCAGCCCATGTCCGCCGAATACTACACCCCGGACCGCCTGCTCAACGAGCTCCAGGATGAGCTCGCACCCTGGGTGCGGGCCCAGAAGGGCGCCCTCTCCATCGCGCGCGATCCCTTCCACTTCCTCGAGCTGCTCGCCGAGTCTCCCGCCGGCTGGCGCGCCGTCCTCCACTGGGACGGCGAAACCAATCCTGCCACCGAAGAGCAGGCCGGAATCTTCGCCCCACAGCGGCTGAGCATCGGCCTCACCGCCAATCTCGGGCTCACCGCCGCCCCGGACCAAGCCCTCGTCAAGGCCACCGCCAGCCGGCCCGCGCTGCTCGTCCTCCTGGCAGGGCTGCGCGAGCGCGTGCGCGGCTACGTCTGGCCCGAGGGCATCACCAACCGCTTCACCCTCTACACCGGCTGCGAGCCCGTGATCCTGCCCGAGCCCGCCATGCCGCTCGCCGCCTACCGGCTCAACTTCGAGCTGATCATCGCCCTCCCGCCCGCCGAATACCGCAACCTCCTCACCTGAGATCCCATGCCCAACTCTCCCACCATCGTCGGCGACAACACCGTCCTCTGGGGCACCTCCGGCGTCTATGCCGGCACCGGCATCGTCGTCTCCGGCAGCAAGGCGCTCAGCGCCGACAAGATCGAAGTGGCCGACGAAGACGGGTTCACCGTCGCCGTCATTTATTTCAACCACAAGCGCCAGTGTGAGTTTGAGATGATCGTGAAGACCGCCGCGCCGGCGCTCGACATCGGCGATTTCATCCTGCTCTGCGGTGTGGCCGATTGCCTCGTGGAAAACGTCACCGAGGTCTGGACGCAGAAGGATACGCGCCGGCTGCGCGTCACCGCCATCAAATACCAGGCCATCGACGAGCCGGCGTAATCACGCTCCGCCCGCCCGAGGACACACGCATGCAGAGGAAGCACGCCAAGGCCCGCCGCGTCCAACGCGGCCCCGGCCACTTCACTCCCGCCGAGGCCGCCGCCATCCAACGCGCCGCCGAGCCCGGACTCCGCACCCCCAAGGTTGTGCTCGATGCCTTCCTGCCTCAGCCGCTCAAGCTGGACGGCCTGCCGCTGCAGCCCATGACCCTGGGCATCTTCATGATCCTGCAGAAGTGCGGCTGCCGCCTCGTCGGCGATGAAGCCGAGCGGAAGGCAGCAGACAACTACGACGCCGCCCTGGCCGGCTATGTCCTCACTTCCCCGATCGAGGCCGGCGTCGCCCTGACCAATATGTCGCCCGACGAGCGCAAACTCGCCGTATTTGAGTTCGCCCACCGCATCCCGATGGCCAGCATGGAGGCCTTTGGCTTGCAGCTCGGCGCGCACATGCGCGCCACCTTCGCGACCGTGATTTCCCCCGCGTCCTCGGGTGAAGACACCGGGGCCGGCGTCGAAAAAAAAACGGCGTCGGCTCCGGCAGTTCCCCCGCCATGCCCGCCGAAAACAACGGGCTCGGCTGGATCCTGACCCTCACCGACACCCTGATGCACGAGTATGGCTGGCTGATCGATTACACGCTTTGGCAAGTCCGCCTCCCGGTGGCCTTCGCCCTCTACGCTGCCATCGCGGCCCGCTACGGCAACAAGCCCGCGGGCCCTACCTATCTCGACCGTGAAATCCTGGATGCCCTCCAGGCCGCCCAGGCATGAATCTCGCCGCCAAGATGACCCTCGACGGCTCCGGCTTCGCCGGGCCGCTGGCTGGCATCCAAAACCAGCTCGGCGGCGCCCTGGGCCAGCTCGCGGCCTTCGCCGGCGTCACGCTCACCGCGGCCGGCGCCATCCTCGGCTTCAAGAACGCCCTTGATCTCGGCGGCGAGCTGGCCGACCTCTCCGCCCGCACCGGCCTCGCCGTGCGGGATCTCGCGCTCCTGCGCCAGGCCTTCGCCGATGCCGGCGTGGGCGCCGACCAGGTGGGACCGTCCATCGGCCAGATGCAGCGCGCCCTGGCCGGCGTCAATGCCGCGGGCCAGCCCACCAAGGCCATCTTCCAGCAGCTCGGCTTCGACCTCGAGGCGCTCAAGAAAAAGAGCCCGCTGGAGCAACTGCAGGCCATCGGCGACCGCCTCATGCGGCTTGAGAGTCCTGCCGCCCGCGCCAACGCCGCGATGCAGATATTCGGCGAGTCGGGCACGCGCCTGCTCGCCCTCTTTGCCGATGGCGGCGCCCTCGGCGATGCCGCGGTCGTGCTCGGCCGCCAGGCCGATGTGCTGGCCCGCAATGCCGGCCAGTTCGACCGCGCCAGCGACATCCTGGGCAACGCCCCCGTGAAGCTGCGCGGCTTCTTTGTCGGCGCCGCCGAGTCCCTCAGCGCCTCGCTGCTTGGCCCTCTCGAACGTTTCAATCAGGCCGACCTCACCGGGTTCGGCCAGCGCGTCGGCAAGGCCATCGCGCCGCTCATGGAGCTCGTGAAGGACGGCCGCCTCGGCGAGCTGCTCGGCGCCGCCGTCGAGGCCGGCTTCACCAGCCTCGCGCAGGAAAGTTTTTGGAGCGGCATTGCCAAGCTGGCCCTCGCCGCCTTCGAGGGCATCGGCAGCGGCCTGCTCCGCATCTTCACCACGCCGCTCAGCTACCTGCAGGCCGGCGTCGATTGGATATTCCAGAAATACGCCGAGCAGATCGGCAGCATGCGCGGTATCGGCAAAGCCACCGGCTTGGCGGGCTTCAAGGCCGACTCGTTCTCCGACCTCCTCGCCGACCGTCAGAAAAACGGATTCCTGCTGTCCGACATCGGCAAAGCCGGCCTCGAGAGCAGCGCAGCCCGCATGAAGGAGGGAGCGGCCGACATCAAGGCAGCGTTCAAGACCGGCCTCGATCTCGCCGAAAAACTCAAGCAGGTCTGGGGCGAGGGTGAGCAGGCCGCCGCCGCTTCCCTCGAGGCCGCGCAAAATCTTGCCGAAGGCCTCAACGCCACCGGCGACGATGCCACCCGCCGTGCCGCCGCCGCCCGCCTGGACAACACCGGCGACCGCCTGGAGCGCATCGGCGGCTTCATCGGCGGAGCCGGCGGCCCCGAGCGCGACTACGCCCGCCGCACGGCCGACAACACCGGCAAGCTCGTCGATGGCATTCGCCGGCTCGCCGACCGCCTCACCGGCGCCACTCCCACCGCCGTCTGGGGCGACGGCACCGCCTTCGCCTGACCGCCATGCCTACGCCTACCTGGAGAGGATCCGACAGCATCCACGAGGCCCCGGGCAGCCCGCACCGGCGGCGCAATGCCACCGAGGACAAGATCATCCGGACCCTCCGCGGCCCTTACGGCGACCTCATCGCCGCCGAACCCGATCCTGGGGAAACCATGACCGGCTACACCGGCTACGTCGTCGAAAGTGTCGAGACCTTCCCGGACGGCGCCGGTGTCGATGGCCCGGGCACCACCCGCATCGTCCTCACCATCGAGACCCCGCCCGTGCTCACCAGCACGGTCGCCGAAGTCATCGAGGAGATCGAGGCCGGCGGCCTGGAGAAAAAGCTCGAAAGCCACCCCATCTATCAGCCCGGCGGCTCAAAGGAGCTGGAACCCTCCGACCTCGATGCCATCGCCGAATGGCGCGCCGCGCCCACGGCCGCCGCCCGGGCCGCGATCTACGGCGCGATGACCGACAACGCGAAGCATTTCACGGCCAAGCTGCAGCGCGGCGTCGAGAGCTACATCGTCGCCGCGCCGGTTACGCGCATCACGACCCGCAGCTACAACAAGCCCACGGTGGGCGGCATCGGCGTCCGCCTGGCCGCCAAGCCTTTCGACGCCGCGCCCAACGGCTATGTTTGGCTCAAGACCGCCGACCGTGCCCAACGCCAGGGCCCGGCCGGCAAGTGGGAACGTGTCCAGGAGTGCACCGGCGCCGATGTGTGGGACACCGACCTCTATCCCGCCGCACCCTGATGCAACTGCCGCACGAACCCCGCCACCGCACGCCGATCGATGCCGCCTGGGGCGCCTCCATCATCCGCTACCTCCGCGCGATCACCCCGCGCAGCTCCGCCCAGGTCCGCGTGAGCACGACGCCCGGCGGCACCTATTTCGAGCCCCTCGCACGCCCGCAGCCCGGCGGCTCGGCCGCGGCCGAGCCCGCGCTACATCCCTTCCAGATCGTCAAGGTGGCGGATGGTGACCCCGCCCAGGTGCAGGTCCGCCCGGGCCGTGTCTTTCTGCCCGGTGCGCTCGGCGCCACCACCGCCAGCACCGCCACCATCGCCGGCCTCGACACAGATCTCGAGGTCGTGGCCGACAGCATCGTCTTTCTGAAGTGGGGCGGGGGCAGCAGCTACGAGGTCTTTGCCGAATCGCTCGCCGCCCTCGAAGAGTGGGAAGACTGGCCCGCGCTCTTCAGCGAGGACAGCAGCTCGCCCCCGGTGCAGACCGCATGGTATATCCTGCTCGGCTACGTCGGCGCCCTTCCCGCCACACCCGCGCCTGGCTTCGCCATCACGATCGACGACACTCCGCTCTGGCTGCACCAGGCGGTGCACACGCACCTCCGCATCTTCGATCTCTGTCACAACGGCCGCCCCATCCGCCAGCCGCTGCCCTGGGGCGCACCGCTGCCGGTATGAGCACCGCCGAGGCCTTCCTCCGCCTGCAGCCGCTGCCTTTCTGCATCGAGACCATCGATCTCGATGCCCTCGGCGCGGAGCACCTGGAGAGTGAGACGTTTTTTGTGCGCGGCCTCTCCCTTGAGGAGGCCATGCACCTCTACTACAACTGGGAGAGTCTCACCCTCGGTTTTTCCATCAGCGGGGTGAATATCGTGTCATCCGGCGACCCTTACAGCCTTTCCTGCTCGTTTCCCGCCGTGGCGCTCGCCGGCACCGTCACCTCGCCGCGCCGGCGCGGCTGCGCCACCACGTTTGCTTCGGGAGCGCACCTGCTCGGCCTCGAGCCGGAATGGGAGCCCATCCCGGAGGATCCGCCCAATGCCTATGATGCGGTCGCGGGGTTTGCCCTCGCCCGCACCTTTGGGATTGGTGTCGTCGAGGGTCCGCCCGAAGGCTATCCCGCCCTGGCCAATGCCATTTTCAAGGATGCCGGCGGCGACCATGTCTTTGCCTTCGCGCTGCGCGCCGGCGGCTCCGGGTTGGACGCCAACTCCGGCCTCAGTGGCCGGCTCGCCCTCGGCGGCGGCGGGCTGATTTACGACCAGGGGCTCGTCGGGGAGGGAGATCCCGGCAGCTACAGCGCCCGCATCGGCGATCCGGTCTCGGTCCCGCTCCTGGGCGGCAGCTTCAACGTCTGGCCTTACTTTTTGCACCGCGATGTGTTCCACGGAGAATACGTCTCCGGCGGCTCGCTCGATGTCACTGAGTTCACCCCCGGCTTTTTCACCTACGACGAATAGTCGCGCCAAGCTCCCCAGCGGCCCCGCGCCCCGTCGCAGGGGCCGCACCGTTTCCGGCACTCTCTGCCCAGCCCATGCCCGCCTGGACCCGCGCCATCGACCTGCACCTCAATTTCGGCCCACTGCCGGAATACGCCCTCCTCCGCGGCGCGGGCGATGCCCAGCCCTTGGTTGGCCCGCCCACCTGGCACAGCGGCGAAGTCGCCCTCCTGCGCCTCTGGCTCCACGACGGGGGCGAGATCCTCTCGCTCCCGGTCGGCGACACCATCCTCGTCACCGCCAAGCCCCGCAGCCTCGGCAACACGCTGCTCTTCTCCGCACACGACTTCGCCGCCGTCGAGGATCACTACGAGGCCGTGCTCGCCCTCACCACGGCCGAGCTCACCGCCGCCCTCGGCCAGGAGCGCAGCATCTTCATCGCCGTCGAGGTTCTCGTGCAGTCGGCCGACGCCACCCGCACCCGTCGCCGTCAGTTCCTCGCCAAGATCCAGCCCGGCCTTTACGGCGGCGAGGCCGATCCCGCCCCCGCCGAGATTGGCTACCCGTTGCCCGCAGCCCTCGCTCTCCGCGCCCCCGATAACGGCACCTACCGCATCAAGACCACCGGCGACGGCCAGCACTTCCAGCTTAAGGATGCTGCCGGCGGCTGGCGCACGATCTGGCTCGCCGCCGGCGTCCTGCAGGTCGGCCCCGCCGAGGATGTCCCCTGAATCTCCGCCATGAAAACCTCCCACAAATCTCTCACCGGGCTCCTGCTCTGGGTCGCCCTCGCGCTCTACGGCTGCGCCCGGCCCGCGTTCGCCCAGGTGTTGCCCACGGCCGCCACCGAGGCCGTCACCAAGACCAAGGCCAGTGGCGACGCCGGCGAGCTTACCGCCGGGTTCCGCGTCCCCTCCGCCCGCACCATCACCTTCGAGGCTGGTGCCACGCTCGATGTCACCGCGGCCACCTTGCTGCTGCCGGCCGAACTTTTCGCCGACACTTTCCAGCCGCTTAACACCAACCTCACCGCATTCGCCGGGCTCACGTCGGCAGCCGACCGGCTTCCATATTTTGCCGGAAGCGGGATGGCGGATCTCGCGGTGTTTACCGCCAACGGCAGAAAGCTCGTCGCGCTGGCCGGAAGTTTCTCGAATGTGTTCCCCTACTTCGACGGTTCAGGAAATGCGACCGTCTCGACCATTACCAGCCTCGGTCGAAACCTGCTGTCCAATACGACGCAGGCCATCATGCACACTACCTTGGGCTTGGTTCCGGGGACGAATGTTCAGGCATGGGATGCGGATCTGGACGCTTGGGCTCTGGTCAATCCGCTCAGCTACCTGACTGCTGCACAGATCGGCTCCGGCTACGTCTCCCTGACCGGCAGCTACAACGACCCGGCGTGGATTGTGACGCTCGGCAAGTCCAAGGTTGGTCTGGGCAATGTCGAAGATGTCGCCCTTTCGACGTGGGCCGGATCTTCGTCAATTACCACTCTCGGCAACATCACAACGGGCTCGGTCCCAGCGGCAAACGTCTCCGGTTTGGCTGCGGTGGCCACGTCTGGTCAGTATTCAGACCTGTCTGGCACGCCAACACTCGGGAGCGCGGCAGCCGCCGCGACTACTGACTTCGCCACGTCCGCGCAGGGCACGCTTGCCGACTCCGCGGTTCAGCCGGGCGATCTGGCAGACGTAGCATTCTCGGGGAGATACGACGACCTGCTGGACAAGCCTACTTTGGCCGTAGTTGCGACATCGGGGGCCTATTCTGACCTAAGCGGGACACCAACGCTGCCCAACACGTTTTCAACTATCTCCGTGAGCGGACAGGACAACGTGGTTGCCGACTCCACGGCCGACACCCTGACCCTTTTAGCCGGCTCAAACATCACGATCACCACCAACGCCGGCAGCGACAGCATCACGATTGCGGCAGCAGCCGGCGAAGGCGTAGATTGGGGCGCAATCGGTGGCGACCTGACCGACCAGCTTGACCTACAGGCGGCGCTTGATGACAAGCTCGACACAGACGGCAACGGCTCCGGCCTGACAGGTCTGACTTGGGGCCAGCTTGGGGGCACGCCTACAACCCTCGGCGGCTACGAGATCACGGATGCCGTTGCCAGCAACCGCACGCTCACGGCCGGCACTGGCATTGCCACGATTGGCGACCTGTCCGCCAACCGGACCATTGCTCTGAGCAGCGGCGCGATTGCGAGCTTGGCTTTGGCCGACTCCGCGGTTCAGCCGGGCTCGCTTGGGACGATGGCTTACGAGACGGCCGCGAATTATCTGACTACGTCTGCCGCGGCTTCGACTTACCAACCGCTCGACGCCGCGCTGACGGCCCTCGCTGCCGGCTCCGACTTTGTGCAGTTCACCGGTCCCGCCGGCACCGTGAAAACCTTCACGCTCCCCAACGCCGCCAGCACCATCCTCACCGACAACACGCCCGTCACTTCTGCTCAAGGCGGCACCGGCCTCGATAACTCCGCCCTCGCCGCCGACCGCTACCTCTACACCACCGACACCGGCACCTTCGCCAGCGACAGCATCACCGCCTTCGGCCGCAGCCTCCTCGACGATGCCGACGCTGTCGCGGCTCGCACCACGCTCGGCGCGACCACGGTGGGCGGCAACCTTTTCACCCTCGCCAACCCCTCGGCCGTCCGATTCATCCGCGTTAACGCCGACAACACCGTCACCGCCCGCAGCGACTCCGACTTCCGCACCGACATCGGCCTCGGCACGGGCGACTCCCCGGTCTTCAACGACCTCGCTCTTGCGGCCGGCCTGATCGTCAATGGTCCTGCTGGGATTGGCGCGAATAGAATCCGCCTCACGGGCTACGGAGGGGATGCGAACCGTGGCATTATTGTATTTAACGCATCAGACTTTGATAACTATATATTTTTTGAAGGGGCCGGGCTCTATACAAGAATCGCGGGCGCAGACCGAACCACGGTCACCGCCTCCGGCCTCAGCGTCAACGGGAGGGTAGCATCGATCTCATCCACCACCAGTCAAGGGTTATTCACCGGCTGGAACTCAAAGTCGGGCGCAAACTCCGAAAACGGTGAAATCCGGCTTGGTGGTGATGCCGCCGGCACCCGCGTGATGGCTGACGGAGCGAGCTCGGGAGGAACAGTCATCGAGGATTTATGGGACAACCCGTCATCGAGCATACTATTTCGACTGCGTGGATATGGAACTCCGTTAAATGGAATGCTCCTCACCACCACCGGCCTCTCGGTGACGGCGGCGCTGGGTGCCACCGGCAACGTGTGGGGTCAGTCGAGCAACGTCGATGTCACCACCGGCAGTGCCGACGGCTTTACCTTCTATTCGGCCGACAGCACCTTTCACTTTTCGCGCAACGCCGGCTCTGTTTTTGTCCGCCGCCGCACTTCCGACGGCAACTCGATGGCCTTCTACCGCGACACTACGCAGGTCGGCTCTATCTCCGTCACCACAACCGCGACGGCCTACAACACGGCCAGCGACGAGCGGCTCAAGACCAACATCCGCGAGGTGGACCATGCTCAAGTCCGCGCCATCATCGAAGCTATCGCCATCCGCGACTACGACTGGCGGGCCACCGGCGCGGCCGGCATCGGCCCCATCGCCCAAGAACTCGCCGCCACCCATCCCATGCTCGTCAAGCTCGGCGTCGTCACTCCAGGCGACAACCAAGCCGTGGACTACGCCGCGTGGCGCGCCCGCAAAGCCCGCGTAGATGCCCGCGCTGACCGCAACGCCGAGAAGCTCGCCGCGCACAAGACTGCGCTGGAGGCCCACGGTCTCGAAGTGCAGTCCATCCGCGCCGCCAACGAAGAGGCCGTCGAGACTTCGCCTGTTGGTGCACAAGTCGTCCCCGTGACTTACAGTCTTGCGAAGACCGTGGTATTAAAGTTACCCCCGCCGCCACCCGAGCCCATCCTCGAAACCCACCCCGAGGACGAGGAGCAGGACTTCGACCAGTGGCAGGTGGACTTCTCTAAACTCGTGCCACTGCTCCTCGACTACGCGCAGCAGGAGAGCCGCCGCCTCGACGCCCTCGACGCCCGCGTGGCTGCGCTGGAGTCATTACAGCCTGTCGGGCGCTAGCTACCCATTTAGCGCACGCTACAGACCCATTTCAAACATTACGCTCGGTTACGGCGGGCACGAACAGGTGCCAGACGGCGTGGTGATAGGGCAACCGTTTCCAAAGATAAAATACCGTGCCCAATGAGTAACAGGCTCCGCCTGCCAGC